TTAGCCATTCGTCCTGCCCAAGTAAATCTTTCATTACTAGCACTAGGTGTACAATGGGGGTCTCCTATTACTAAGTGTGTGGCCATTAGTTTAAGTCTCCTTTTTTAAAATTAAACAGATCAATAACGTTGTCTTTACCATTTTCTTTTTTGTTATGTTCAACATCATCATCATAGAATCCTTGCATGCCTTCTTCGTATATTAGATCTGCATTTGTAGTTACAAATCTAACTATACCTTTTGCTATGTAAGAGCATACATCCCTATCTGCTGGACCTTTTGGATCAATAATACCACAAGTAAATCCTTTTTCGTGTGGCGTTATAATTACAGACACTGATGTAAATATGTCTAAAGGCTCATCAAAGTCCATTATATAACCTCTATCAGAGCATCAATCTCTCTTATCTCTTGATCTTCTTCTGGCACGCCAGACTCTATTAATTTTTTTCGTTTAACAGCTAAGTCATGTAGAGCATTGTCTACATCTTCTTGTGCTTGTTCTGATAAAGTCTCTATCTCTTCATCAGTTATTCCATATGGAAATGTAACCATCATAATAAATCTCCTAAGTTAGTTTTCATGTTTGATTCTTTGATTATAGCAACAAATTTTTTAAAGTCAAGTACAATCAATGGATCTCTTTTATTCATCTTTAATACCACAACAGGCTCTAAGTTAGCATTAGATATAGCTTGATCATATGCATCATACAAACCTTTCCATGTCTCTTTGTTTTTACATTCAATAGAGAATGGAAATAGTCCTTGTGCAAATCTAGATAGCTTAACGTCAATCCCTGACTCACCCATAATAGCACAAGATATATCTTCATCTTTCTTCAAGTTAGGGAACGTACTCAACAGCACGTCCCTAACCCAGTTTTGTAGCCTTCGCCCCTTGGCTTTTCTACTGCGTACACTAGTAGCCATCGTCCTCTACCCTCGGATTATTGACTTCAGTGTACCAAACCCACTTAGGGTTTTTACCTTGCGACTGTTGTTGTGGTAACAGTTGCAAGCCTTCTCCCCAACAAGGAAACTTGTAAGGGCAGAAACTGCATGCCGTACCTAATACTTTATTACCTGTCTTTTGTTTTCTAAAGTATTCGTCTTCGGCTTCAAAGCATCTCTCAAACTTTTTATCTAAAGTTATGGCTCTAATATTATTATCAATAGTACTCAATGCCTGTTCTTTATATTCATCATCAGCTAGAGGAGCCTCAGTCAATGCCCACTCTCCAGTTGATTTATTAATGGCTATCCAACCACCAAAAGGTTTTTGTCTAGACTCTGCATACATATATCCTTGCGTTAAGTAGCCAAACAAATCATCTTCTGCTACTGCATGAAAGCCACCATTATCTCCAAACTTATTAGTAAAAGACCATGGCGATGCACTTTTAATATCCCATACTTTATCTTCAATCTCTACATCAAGAGTACCATTGACTGTGACGCTGTCAAGTTTATACTCAGTTTTTGTTTGCTCTGATTGTATCTCTACACCAGATGCTTTCATAATAATCATTGCCGCCTGTTCTATAAGATCACCAAATAAATTTCTCATCTTAACATTATAAGGTTGCGACTCACCTTTGATACCTTTCTTTTCCATCTGTAACTGGCACAGAGGTCTTCCGATGCTTGATGCTCTAAGACCAAACTCTTTATTTCTTTGGTCAGTGAATTGCTTGCGGAAAGATTCCATGCAAGCGTCACCAAACTGAGTAATCAAATCATCGGATACCTCGACTGCATCTTTATTAGCAGCCTCCAAAAACACCCTAACTTTTTCTAGGATGTTTGAGTTCATGACGACAATACTTCAACAGGATCATCATCAAACTCTGCGTCCACTGCCTGTACAGATACAGGCTCAGCTTTCTTAGCTTGTCTCCAAAGTTCTACTATCTCTTCATTTTCTGTGTTGATAGTGTCTTGGAAAGCAAGAAGAATTTCTTTTTCTTTATCAGAGAACTGGACTTCATCTGCATCTACGCTAATATCAGATACATAGAATACATTACTTCCAGCCTTTTTCTTTTTACTTTTAAGAGTGAGAGTATGATTAAACATTACCTTACCTCTACGTCTTAAACTTTCTATTGCCTCACCAACAGGTTTAAAGTTACTACCTGTTACCTTCCATAGTACAGGCAGGCTAGTTACTTCTGCATCAGCACCACCTGGAAGAGTTCCTTTAAAAGAAACTAAACCATAAACTAAACGATAGCATTTTATTGCTTTCTGTTTCATTCTTTCTTCATCAGAAAGATTAGCCAGTTCTTTTGCAGGTATCTTACCACAGCGTACACCACCTTGTATATCTATAGCCTCATCTTTCCAAGACTTAAAGATTATACTCCTATTGCTGTACTCATTCTTGTCTGCATCATACTTCATATACTGGTATGCATTCATGAATGGCCTAAATGTAACAGGCTTACCATACGCCATGCTATCTAGTTCAGGAACATACACACCGTATGATCCTACTGGTACCTCTGCACCATCATCATTTTCTGGAAATCTATTTATGGCTAGCTTCGGTAAGAAGTTGCCAGTAGAAGATTTCTCTTGGCCAATCATAGACATAATCTGTTCTTGTGACAGACCATCTATATTGGATATTTCATTGTTAGTCATACGACCTCCTTTATTGTTAATTATATATCTCTTATCTCTTCAATCACTATAAGGTTTTCTTTAGCAGTGGCTACCTTTGCTATTGCTTTATCTATTTCATCAAGGTGTTGAGGGTGTTCCCCAATACCGACAGATCTATTTAAATAAATTTCAAGTGTTGCCTTTGCCTCAGATATCTGAGCCTTATAACGATCTACTAATGCATCTAAGATTTTTGACATAATGCTACTCCTTACCATATTTTTTATTAAAAGTCAATAGAAATGATGTAAATATATTAAAAAAAATATGAAGCATACTCCCAATATATTTATAATATACTCTATATCACTTGGTCTCATAGTACTATCCTCTCTTTTTTTAAGTCTATTTCTTGCATATCTAGCCAATTATACCCAATCTTTAACTCAGTGTCAAGTGGCACATTGAACTCTACCTTGTAGAAATCATACAAAGAATCAATAACATTTCTTGTTGCTTTGTCCAGTATCTCTGTCATAAGTTTTATCTCATCTGGATGGGCATCAACAACTATAGAATCATGTACAGTATTAACTAATAAACTTTTTACATTCTTATCTAACATCATTTTGTAAGCATTGATACAAGCAATAGGAACTATATCTGCAGTAGCAAAGCCCTGAACTGGGTAGTTCTTTATCTGTGTAGAATAGCTAGAGCCACCCCATGCCTGTCTCTGTGCATATGGAAAAGAATACTCACGACCTGATGGTAGTTTTACTTTCTTAAACTCAATAGCACTGCTCTGTAAATTTTCATGCCACTTAGCTATGTCTTTGTACTTCTCAAGGAATGCTTTGTAATATCTTTTCTCATCTTCTGTTCCTGACATGCCACCATATAATGGTTTAAATGTATGTGCCTTTGCATCTTGCCTGCTAACACCAATAGTATCTGCAGTAAACTGATGTACATCTACACCATCATCTATGTCTTTCATGCCCTGCTTATCCTGTGCTAAAAATACAGCAGTCCTAAATTCTAGTTGAGAGAAATCTATCTCCATAATTTTACCACCTTCAAATCTAGATGTAATAACTTTACGAATAGGAAAAGTATTACCCCTTGGTTGATTCTGAAAGTTAGGGTCACGACTTGATAGTCTAGCTGTAGCTGTAACACACTGCATAAACTTTGGATGCAGAATACTATCTTCATTCACATGATCTCTTATGCCATTTACAAATGTATTTAAGTATGTGTCTATAGCATTGTATCTAATAATTAAATCTACAAACTCTTTCATATCTCCTTTGGCACGCATAGATAGTTTTCTAAGTGTATCTCTGTCTGTCTTAAATCCACCCTCTGCTACCTCTGATACACCAACAGGCATCTGGTTAAAACCTGCAGTTCTATTAAGCTGTAGATAAATTACTCCTTCTCCGTTGCAATGAGGACACTTTGTAAGATTCTTAAATGGTTCTCCGTTAACTTTAAATCTTCTAATTAAACCTTTACCTTCACAATGAGTACACTGTGTTGCTGATGTCTGCTTAATTGTTTCTGTATTCATTGCTACTAAATCTCTAAACTTAGACTTTGATAGTGTGGGTCTGCGTTTCTTTCTCTTGGTAAATTTATCTATGCCTATGTTAAATGTATCTACCCATTTCTTTTTATCTATAACTTTTCTTGAGTATATCAGCCAAGATAACTGCTCCGTGCTAGCAGGATTGATAGGAGTATCTCCCATCTTCTCTCTAATAATTCTCTTTATATCCTGTGCCAATCTGCCAAACTCTTCCTTGAACTCCTGCTCCACAGCATTCAAGGCATTTAGGTCAATGTTTATGCCATTCATTTCCATATCTGCAAGCACTGGTAGAAATTCATTCATCATTTTAACAGATTTAAGTAAGGGTCTATTACTTTCTTTTTTAAAATCT